AACTATAATTATTTAACTTCACAACCGTCAGCCCCACAAGCAATCTCCCCTGCTAGGTCTGTATTATCATCAACCTCTAAGATGTTAGATAGGTCTACATCCTTCAATGTCATCATCATCTCGTTATACTTAGCCTCATCTATATCCTCAAAAGGAGCTTGGGTGTAACTTCCTCCATCGTATGGCAATACAGACAGTCCATTGTAGTGTTCTCTGTTGTCCCACATCCATTCTCCTGCCTTATCCCACTCATCTTCCTTCAAAGATACCGTAGCAGAAACATTGTGCGTGTTAGAGCCTCTTCTGTGTCCAGGTACAACCCACTCCATAGCAACCTTCTTAATTCTCTCAAGTAAGTCAAACGGAGACTCAGTTCTAAGTATTGCACCCTTTGGTGACTTCTGTGGTATCTCAATAACAGCAGTGTCGTGAGGTCTGAAGTACTCATCCTTAACAAGTTCAGGGTGGTTATTAATCAGGTAGTTGTACATAGACTCATTCTTACCAACACGAATCCTTCTGATGTAGTAGTCGTTATGCCAAGCGTGTATGCCTGAAGATGTCCCTAGTGCTAATGATGTTGTTCCAGCAGGCTTAACAGTCGTGCATCTAGCGGCAGCGTTAATGCCAATAGCCTTAGCAACCCTTGAGTTCTCCTTCTTAACAACCTCAGCAGCCTTAGTCATATCTAACTTAGATACAGCACCAGAGCCTATGCCAGTCATAGACACACCAATCAACGCATCCTTCTCAGTTGTCTCTCTCCAAACACTTCTTAGGTAATGGAAGTCGGTGTAACCTGCTTGTAGTGTACCAATAAAAGCGGCAGCCTTAACCCTATCTTCGTAGTCTTCCTGAGAATCTAAGTCACTTGCGTTAACCTCACATAAGTTACAGAACTGAAATGGTCTTAGAGCAATCTCGCAGCAAGGGTTAGTTCCCCAGTCCTTATCGTTGTTAAGGTATATTCCAGGTTCTCCTGCTCCAGATAGCTCAACTCTCTTCCACAAGTCCATAAAGAATCCCTTACTAATCTTGTGCCTCATAAGTACAGCAGAATTATTAGCCCTACCTCTCTGTGGATTCTCTTCCCACCAAGAGCCAGCCTTACAAGAAATCATATCGTTGTCATCAGCAGAAAATAAACTAATTAATGCTGCACGTCTAATACCACCAGCCAATACGGCATCAGCAATGTAGCAAATAACATCGTGAGCCTCAAGTGTAGTAAGCTTGTCGCCATCGTCTTTGGAGTCAAGCAATCCCTTTATCTTTACGATACACTCCTTAAGTGGCTGAGGTCCTGGAGCTTTACCGCCAGAAGTAACGAGTTGCGCACCCTTTGGTCTGATGTCTGAGTAATCAAACTCAACCTTAGAGCTTCTGTTCTCTCCCATATAAGACTTCATTAATACCTTTATGGCATCCGCCCAACCTTCAATAGAGTCACCAATCAAAAATCTTTTAACCCTCTTCTTGTACGGATGATTAACAGCAGGTAGACTTTCTATGTGATGTCTCTGAACAGAGTACCCAACACCAGTTCCCCCAAGTAAAAGAAACATAGTTTCATTAAAAGAATCAATAGAGTCAATAGGCAAATAAGCACAGTTGTAAACACGATTGGGCGAGATAGAAATAGACTTTCCACCAAATTGTAAAGACCGCATTGACGGTAAAACCTTTTTGTCGTAAACAAATTTATAAACCTCTTCAATTTCATCATTTAGTTGTGGGTATTTTTTAATGTGCATTAGTTTGTTACGAGTTACAAGTTCCTCCCAGCTCTCTCTTCTGTTTAGTTCTGGTATGTACTTGGCGTACTTCATATACACCGTTATCTCGCTTAAAATTTTATTTGATATCTCCATCTTGTTTTTATTGTTTTAATTTATGTTTTGCTTTATTGTATCCTATTAGTAAAATAAATGTAATGTATAACAGTACCACCTACAACCTATTTAGTATTTCCTTTAATTGTTCTGACACTACTTCATCTTTATTTTTTTTAATATCTTTTATAAGGATATAGAATGTGAACAATAACCCTATTGTTGCAAGAATTGAAATAATAGAAAGAACTATTAGTATCTTAATTGCTAGTATCATCTTCAGCCTCCTCTTCCTTCTTTAAGTTTTCTTTTAACTTGTCAAGTGCCTCATCGTAGTCTGGCATTAACTTAATTGTCTCTAAAGTTCCTATAGATAGGTCTTTCATCTGAGCCATATCATTCATAATGCCCTGCATAACATTTGTTAGGGCTTTAATCTTTTTTTCTACAAGGTCTACCCTGCTTTGCTTTTGTCCGTTCATTTTTTTTCTTATTTATAAATTGATAATTCAAATTCCACGAATGGGAAATATAAAACGTGCATATTGTGGTCTCCTTGGTCGTAGGTTCTAAACCCTAAAAGTATTCCAGGGTACAACCCTATTGCTATTGACCAAACTCTTCTTTCTTCTTTCATTATTCTTTTATTATGTTATACTCTATTTGTTTTTTAATTAAGTCTTTAAATAAAACCTTTCCGTGAGTGTCAAAACTCCACTTAACCCACTTAGCAAGTTGCCTCTCAGCATACCCTCTTCTAGAGAGACTCTTGTTAAGCCTTGTGTTAATTCTTTTTTCTTGGTTTATCATTTCTTTTTTCTAAAATTAATTCAATTGTTTTGTCGCATTCCTTTTGATTTTGTGGCTTGTATAGAGATACACTTGGCTCAGTGATTGCCATAAGTGCTTTGAATAACTTGTATCTAAGAGGAAACGACTCATTAGCCCTACCTTTTGTTTCTATTATAAAGTCCTCTCCCTCAAAGTCTGGAGTATACTTTATACCTAGTATCTTTTTATTACCTCTATCTCTGTACTCGCCTTTACCATTGGCTTGTCTCTCATAAGCTGTTTGGTTAAATTGAAATGACGGAAGCAGTTCAAAACTTCTAAGTTCGTAATTAAACTTAATCTTAGCCTTCTTGAGTGCTATGTACATATACTTCTCAAGTCCCGATGCAAACTTTACGCCATCATACTCAACCTTATTTGCTCTTACAGGGCCTTTCTTTCTTTTAAATTTTCTCTTCATCTATAGTTATAGGGGTTTAATATAGTTACACAAACTTTCGTATATGTACAGATATATAAAATATTTATTTAAAAAAAGTGAGTTAACCTAGCAACTTGCCCTTGAGTTTTAGAATGTATGAATCCCTCAACTGCCGCCTTGTTTACATATCCGTTTCTATGATGCCAAGAGTCAGCAGGACTAGGGCTACGTAAACTCTCAACAGTTACGTTAATGTAATCCTTTGCAGTCTTATGGTGAACGTGGTGAGTGTAGAAGTATCTATGCTCTGAAGTAGCCCAATGCTCCTTAGCCTCAACGCTCATAAGCTGACCTAAATCTACTTGCTTGGCTCCATCTCCGTGAGTTGTTCCAATTAAAGAGTTACCGTAAGTCGAATATTTTCTATGAGATATAGAACAGTCGAAGCTAATGTTCTTAGACAGTCTAAATTGAGTCTTTATAACATCCGCCAACATAAAACCACTCATATAGTCGTGATTAGATGGGTTAAAAACAAACTCTACGTCAGCTACGGAAATAAGCATCTCCAAAACGTCAACGTAAAGTTGTTTAGCGGTTAGAAAATTATCGTACCACATTCCATCTGTATCTTGAGGAGTCCCGCTAGTAGTCTTTCTTTGTGGAGTGTCAGTATGCAGGATGTCATTACCTCCAATAAATATAATCTTATCTAAATTAAACCCCGAAGATTTATCTAGTATGCCTTGCACCCCTTCCTTAACCCTCTTAACGGCTACCTGACTGTTATAGTCTACGCCAGTTTCAAATGAGGTGGCCAACTTTCCTATGTGAATATCTGCGGGGTCTAAAACCAAGCAGTAACTATCTTCAGACTTATTCCTTTTGATTGTTGGGTAGGCAGGAGAGTGTGCTTTTAAGTCAGATATTAGCGTATCTCTAATCTTATCGTAGTCAACCGTATCTGTATTTTTGTAGTCGGGATTAGATACAAGTGTAGATGTTCCCGTTTCCTTATCTTTAATCCAAGCAACCTTCCAGTTGTCGGATGGGTGTAGGTTGTTACGATGTAGGGATTCATCAACAATAGACCTAGGAATATATTCTCCAGACCTAATTGCCTTTGCAAAGTTTTCTATATTAATACCTTTGTCTGGATATTTTTCGGAAATTATCTTAGCGATTTTTCTAGAGCTATATCCATAACTCTCTTTTAATTCAGAAACCTCGTCTCTATAAACTCCATATCTGTAGTATTTAGATTTTTTATTATCAACTTTATCCATAATTTTTTAGTCTATCAAGTTCAAAATTCAAGTGGTTAATTGCTTTTTTAATATCAGCTACCTTACTATCTCTAGGAGACTTGTTAACGTAAACCTTTTTACCTGCTCTCATTAAGTAAGTTAGTGCAGTGCCTATGTTATAGCTATCTCCTTGAAATGCTGCGACTACCTTAGACGCTTCAATGCCATCAGATAGATAGTACGTTGGTATATTACTAAAGTCTTCCTCTACAAATGGGGGCTTTAACTCTACCTTGTCTAAGTCTAGTTGGTCTTTCCAGTCTTCTGTTCTCATTTTTTAAATGGTTTTATTTGTGGGATTGAAACAAATATAATTATAAATTTTTAATGTTTCCGTTATTAATTAATAAATCTGCGTAATCTT